TGATCCCTCAGACAGATGCTCAAGTCCTAGACATCGCCAAGATATATGTGGCAACTAGAGCTGAGACCACTATCCGCATTGATCAGATGACCGTCGATCTACTCGATACAGCAGTACCAACAGACACAATGATCGGCCTTGATTACTTTGATAACGTCAAGATAACTAACGTCCAGCCAGATGGCTCGACAATCGTAAAGACCTTGCAGGTGCAAGGCTTGGCGTGGGATATAACCCCTAACAGTATGAAATGCACAGTTACAACACTTGAGCCTATAGTCGAGGGGTTCATTGTAGGATCATCGACTTACGGTATAATCGGACAATCCATATTAGGATACTAGGAGACACACAATGGCAGCAGGTCTAGGATATAAAGAGTTCACGACGGGTGACGTATTAACCGCCGCGGACGCCAATGGCTATCTAGCTTCACAGGTCGTCATGGTCTTCGCCAGCGCCGCAGCTCGTACCTCAGGTATTGCCTCACCACAAGAAGGCATGATCTCTTTCCTCAAGGATACTAACTCAACCGAGTATTACTCAGGATCAGCTTGGGTTGCTATTTCAGGAGCGGCTTCTACCCCTGCCCTAGTCCTTACAGGATCAGCAGACTTTACGACATCGAGCGCAGTCAATATCAATAACTGCTTCTCAGCCACTTATCTCAATTACTTGGTACTCGTCAACATCACAGCGGTATCTGCAACCGATTCCGATATGTCGGTGCGCTTGAGGGCTAGCGGTGCTGATAATACTTCCTCGAATTATTACAACAACACTCTTTTTAACAATGGATCGTCAGTTGCAGGATATAGACCAGCAGTTGCAACAAGTTGGGATTTTGGAAACATGGCATCATCAAAGGCGACACAGTTGGCATTCCAAGGAACATTTTACGATCCGTTTTCATCAATTACAACAAAGGTTTTAAGCCAATCAAACCGCTGGAATTCGTCTGATAACAATCAGGCAACCATGGTCAACGAGCACCGAGTTGCATCATCATTTGATGGCGTCAGCTTTATTCCGAGCACTGGCACAATTTCAGGCAAAATCCGCATCTACGGCTATACCCTCAGCTAGGAGACACACAATGGCAACAGCAATAGAAGTCTTTGCAGACGAGAACCGCACAGTTGAGCGCGAGATGACAGCCGAAGAAGTAGCTGCTATCGCAGCAGATCACAAGGCTGCTCAAGATCGTAAAGCTGCTGAAGAGAAGCTTGCAGCAGAGCGTGCAGATGCTAAGGCTGCTCTACTTGAGCGTCTAGGCATAACCGCCGATGAAGCAGCACTCCTACTTGGATGAAGCCTAGACTCTCAAAGTCTGCTATTCAATTAAGAGAGCAGATAGATGATGCATTCCCAGATAGAGATAGAACTTCGGACGGCTGGATCGGTGACACGAGACACGCTGCACGCAAGTCTGATCATAATCCAGATGGCCAAGGATGGGTACGTGCCATCGATGTTGACCGCGACCTTGCTGGCAAAAAAGGGAAGCCCGATCTCATGCCTGACTTGGTCGATCAGATTCGACTCGCTGCAAAGTCTGGCGATAAAAGAATCGCTTACATCATCTTTGACGGAAAGATCGCATCATCTAAAAAGGCTTGGGCTTGGCGTCCTTATGATGGGATCAATAAGCATAATCATCACGCGCATCTCAGCTTTACTATTAAGGGCGACGAAGACAGTTCATTCTTTAATATCCCGATGATAGGTGGAAAATAATGGAGCAAGCAAAATCACTAGCAGCATCATGGGCTCGATCATTCTTGGCCGCTGCCCTCGCACTATACATGGCAGGCGTAACAGATCCTAAGACCTTAGCGATGGCAGGCGCGGCAGCAGTAGCACCCGTCATTCTGCGCTGGCTCAATCCTAACGATGCCTCATTCGGAGTCGGGAAAGAATGACTCAAGAAAACTTCTTCACTCTTTACTTCGCTAGCCTCGCGGTCATCGGTGGGCTTGCAGGTTATGTGATCACGCATCTTTTGTCTGAAATTAAGCGACTCAACTCGCGTGTCGATGAGATTTATAACATCCTTCTCGAGCGATAATTTTTGACATGGCAAAGAAGAAAGTCATCGATCTCGATACCTATTCACAGCTTGATCAATACGCAATCTGCATGCATGAGTTCTATAAGAGTCTCAGGCGAGCAGGTTTTGCCGTTGATCTATGTCTGGCGATTATTACAGACGTCGATGCTTATCCGGATTGGATCTTGCCATCGATCCCCGACCGAGTGGATCGCCTACCCTATGAGGATGACGACGAGGATTAAATGAAGCGCATCGTGATCGTGTCAGACCTGCAAGTCCCGTTTCATGATCGAGTAGCAGTAAAGAATGTAGCAAGTTTCATATCAAAGTTTAAGCCGCACGAGGTAGTAACTATCGGCGACGAAATTGATTTCAACACCATTAGCAAGTGGGCAGAAGGGACGCCAGAAGCGTATGAACAGACTTTGGGAGAAGATCGCGATGAGGCTGTTCAGGTTCTTTACGATCTCCAAGTAACGCAGATGATCCGATCCAATCACACGGATCGGCTTTACACGCAGATCATGCGTAAGATCCCGTCATTCTTATCATTGCCGGAACTTAGGTTTGAGAAGTTTATGCAGCTTGATCAGCTGGGGATCACCTTTCATCGCAAGCCCTACAATATCGCGCCTAACTGGATCGCAGTACATGGCGACCATACCCCTATTAAGTCACAGGGCGGTCTCTCAGCCCTTGAAGCAGCCCGTAGGCACGGTAAGAGCGTTATCTCAGGGCACACTCACAGAGCAGGGAGATCGTCCTTCTCAGAGGCCTCTGGAGGCCGTATAGGGCGTGTTCTGCATGGCGTTGAAGTAGGAAACCTCATGGACTTTTCTAAGGCCTCATACACCAAGGGATCGGCTAACTGGCAGCAGGCATTCGCCATCATGTACGTCGAAGGCAAGAATGTCCAAGTCGATCTTATCTACATCGAGAAGGACGGAACATTCGTAGTCTCAGGCAAGCGGTATGGACGACCTAGATAACGAGCTTGATCGGGACATCGATGATCACATCGACGACTTAGAATCGTTACCATTTCGTTATCTTAAAATCTAGAAATTCCCCCTTAGGGCGTGAGACAGTAGAGCCACGGATGAAGGGCATCCACAGAAAGGCTCCAACATGTTCGATCCATCATTAGGCGATTTAATTGCCATGATTGTCTTATCCGCACTATATTTTCATCTAGGCCGTACTGTCGGCATCCGCGTAGGTTATCTAAAAGGCCGCAAGGCAGTCCGTGATTACTACGCAGCAAAGGAAAGGGTTCGAGTGTGAAAGCAAGTGAAGTCCTATTATCAGCTACTGACATCATTGGAGACCGAGGACGAATTTATGGTCATCCTCGTATCAATCAGACTCGAATCGCATTACGACTCCAACAGATGCTTGAAACACCAATCTCAGACCATCAAGCGTGTCTGGCGATGGTCGAAGTCAAGTTGGCTAGACTCCAAGAGACCGCAGATCACATTGACTCCTATATCGACGCGTGTGCTTACTTGGCACTAGCTTGCGAATTGATTACTGAAAGGGATGAAAATTATGTTTAACCTAGAAGATTATGAAGACGTTGCAACCTTGAACAGATGGTTCATTGAGAACTTCCCGATGGGAAGATCCAATCTCATCACAGAGATGCATGATCCCGAGAAAGGTTATATTCGAGTCAAGGCCGAAATATATAGAGACATTACTGATCCTTATCCAGCAGTTACTAACGTGGCATTCGGTGCTCGTGATTTATATAATCGAAACATGGCTCGCTACTATGTAGAAGATACATTTACCTCAGCATTGGGAAGGGCGATTATTTTGCTCAAAGGATCAAATAAGACGGCTACACGCGAAAGCATGGAGCAAGTATCAGCAGTCGTTCAAGAAGTAGCCAAGGTTAAGGCCAAAATGGCAGAGACGTCCGGCACTTACATTCCAGTAGTGAAAGAGGAAGATCCATGGACTATCAAGCCTGCGACTATGCCGCCCACAATGGGGGAAGCTGTTGCGACGGTGAAAGAGATCATTGGCGGCCAGACAGAGAAGGACATCCCTCGTTGCAGTCATGGCGAGATGGTCTGGAAGACTGGCACTACTAAGGCTGGTAAGCCCTGGGGACATTTTAAGTGCCCTTACGCAGTTACAGGCGAGTTAACTCGTTGCCCAGCACCTAATGACGTAATCTGGTACGAAATTAACAAAGAGGGCGCATGGCAGCGCCAAAAGGCAAGGGCCTAATGACACACCATGAATTGCTGGCAAAATTGCTTATATCAAATGAAACTAAACTTTATGAAACTTTGACTCAATGGCAAAAAGTATTGTATGCAGTAGTGGAATTGCATAAGCCTAGCGGTGGGTGGTTTTGTGATGCTTGTGCCAAGCCAAATGATGAAGTGATTTATCCCTGCCCAACCATTCAGGCTATTGAGAAGGAGTTAAAATAATGGGACGTTTACAGTTTATGAACCAAGATGGCGAGTGGGAATCATTCCCTACAGAGGATGAGATCCATCGATCTAAAGAAGTTATAGCAATTCTTGAGGAGTTTACCTTCACGACAAGATGCTGCCTATGCAATGATGCAATTCCCTACAAAGATATAAAGGTTAATCTGGCTAATAAGAGCTGGTCATGCGCTAAGTGTCACGCTGTCAATGGCCTCACAAAGCCGTAAATACCGAGGATTCTCTACCGAACGTGTGGTCGCACGTTACCTTTCGGAGTGGTGGCCACATGCAGATATCGGTAGAGGGGCTGGAAAAGATATAACACATGTCCCGTTCGACATGGAAGTTAAAGCTAGATCGGCGTTCCAGCCAAAGG